CAAGATATATTGAATTAATATCAGAAATATTTAATCAGTATATTTCTAAAAATGCAACTAAATATATAGGAGTTAATTTTCAAAGTGCTAATTTCTCTGAAGCTAATTCATTTAAATTAAATACATCATTTATTAAAAACGAAAAAACAATACAATACGTTAGCAACGATATATTATCTGAGTTATTTAAAATAGTGTTAGGTACTTTTAGAAAAGAAAGAAATAAACCTTCAGATATTCTAACATCTGAAATGTTAGATCAACTAAATAATACGGTAAATAAAATAAACGATAAAATATTTGTAGAAAACACGGATGAAAATTCTATATATGACTATCAAAATTTTATGTTGCATAATAATATTAAAGCAAATACTGTTATGAATGAAGCATTAAAGGTAGACCATGCTGAACATGGTAAAGAATTAGTAAATATGTTTGTTGGTAGATTTCAACCATTTACATTAGGACATGCTAAAGTATTAGAGGCAATTCATAAACAGAATGGATATCCGGTTGTAGTACTTTTAGTTAAATCTAAGAACCCAAAGCGTAAAAAGGGAGATGAGTTTTCAAAACCATACGACGCAGATTTACAAATTGAGATGTTTAATAACGTTAAAAAGCAATATAAGTTTTTAAAAGAGATTATAATTGTTCCAACTGGAGGTATTGACACCATCTTTAACGCATTAAGACCTAAATATGAACCAGTACTATGGGGAACAGGAACTGATAGATTAAAATCATATGGTTATCAAGTTAATAATGATTCATATAGAGATCAATTGAATGCTAGAGAAGATTTTAAACTATTTGAAATTCCACGAACTGACGATAATATTTCAGCAACTCAAGTTAGGAATTCAATGTTAGATGGTGATGAAAAAACGTTTAAAAAACTAACACCAAAGGCAATTCACGGAATGTATGATACTTTAAAATCTAAATTAGAAGATTCTATGGGAGTTCTTGCAGAATCAATACAATTAGATAATAGTCTTATGACATTTGAACAATTCATATCTAACAGGGATATATAAATAATAAAATAATAAAATAAATAATTATGATTAATTTCCAAAAGTTTATTAACGAAAATATAAACGAAGCAAAACCTGCTGGTCTTTCTAAAAAAGAAACTCTTAAAGTTGCACAAAAATTCGCTAAGGCTCTTACAAAATTAGATGGTATGAAATATACTGTTAATTCTGATTATGAAGAAGATTCATTTGATTTAGATATTGAAGATCAAGACGATGTAGATCCTAGAACAACAGGAGAATATGCAGGTGGTTCATATAATATCAATGCTGATGGTTCAGTAGTTAATATGGCAGTTTGGAATAAGAAAAACTCATCACCAGTTTATGGTAATATGGATGATGATATTAATACTATTATAAAGACTATTAAAAATTTAAAAGAATCAGTAGTTACTGAAGCTAGATATAACAAAAAATCTTTATTGAAGAAATTAGGTGATGCAGACGATGCAACAATTCAAACCGGAAACGGAAAAGAATACATCATCTACAATCCTGATTCTAATAACGACGATAACGCTGCTATGTGGAATGACGATTCAGTATTTGCAGTAGACCAAGACGGTGAAGAACATGAAATAGCATATAAAGATATAGGATTAGTAATGGTAGAATCTGTAGCTAATGAAGCATTTTCTAGAATGTCTAATGATGCTATAGGAAATGAATTATACTCTGCTTCACAAGCACTAACAACTTATTATGATTGGCTTAAAGCTGGAAATGATGCAGGTAACGGTAAATCAATAGATCATATTATATCTTTATTGAAAAAATGTAAAAGTAGTATTAAAAGGTTTAATGATAAAGAAGAAACCATAGGTACTGAATACGAAGCTCCGGCACTTGAATCAGTAACTAACGAATCTAAAATTACTCTTAAAAGAAGATATACTGAAAATCACCCAGCTAAAACTGCAGGTAAATTTGCTAAAGTTAGAAATAAAGTATTAGAGGCAATCGCAGATGGTACAATAACTCAAGAAGAGTTTGACAACATTCTTTCTGAACTTTCTAACAACGCTAAAAGATGGTCTAAAAACAATTCAAAATATTTTACAATATCTGAAGAAGGTATATCACTAAGTAAATTCGGAAAGAGAGTTCTTAATAGTATTACAATAAACGAAGCAACTACTGAGAATCCAGAAATTTGGGTTCCTTCAGGATTTGATAAAGCAATTGCTAAACTTCCAAATTCTCAAATTACAAGAGATGTAGTATTAAAGGTAGCTAAAAAACATAAAGTAAATCCGGACGACGCTATAGCATATGTAGAATACGGATGGATGTTAGATTTAAATGAAAGCACAAACAAAAATATGAAAACACAATTTATTTACGAATCATTTAGCGAGTTTGCAAACTCTTTAAACGAATCAACTGAAACATTAAACGAAGCTAAATCAGCTAAAGTTACTAAGAAGGAATGGCCTTATGTTGAATTTAAAGTAGGAGGCAAATTACATAAAGTAGAATTTGATTATGAAGATATTATCGATGATCACGGTAACGAAGGACAAGATCAATACTGGTTAGGTAAGGATGATGATGGTAAAGAATGGTCTATTGATGTTTACGCTGATTATAATGGTAACGTTGAAGAGGTACACTATGACACTATCGTCGCTGAATCAGTAATTAACGAAGCATTTAAATCTTCTAAGTTAAGAAACTTATTAACTATGTCAGATGCAATGGGATGGGGTAAAAACAGTACAGAGTTACCTAAAGCGTTTTATCAATTAACTAAAATGAAATTAGATCAAATCGGAGACGAAGATTTATTAGATATAACACCTAAAGAAGCTTATAAGACATATTCTAAAAATAGAGATGCTGTTGTATTTTATGTAGTAGATAATGATAAAGCAAATCCATTCGGAGAAGGTTCTTTAAAGCCAGGATTATTAGGTTTAACAAGAGGAAAAGATTTCTTAGGAGTTCAATATGAAAAATCTGGAAGAAGGGATGTATCGAAAAAAACCTTAAAGGGTGGAGATGATAGAATGGCAGTTGGTGGTAACAAAGCATATAGAGGTTATGACGCAACTGGTATTTACAATATTAAAAGAGCTGCAGATTTAGCAGATAGAGCTATTGTATTTAGCTTAGTAAATAATTCAAAATCATCTAGAGAAGATATTAAATCAAGAATAGAAGCTAAAGAAGGTGCTATTGCATTTAAATCACATGCAGACTTTAAGAAAGCTAATTTAGCAAGATACAGCGAGATTTTAGCAAATAAAGCTTCTAAGCTTCCTTTAGATAAAATGGTTGAAGATGCAATTAATCTATTAACTGCACAGTTACAGGCTGCTATTAAATCTGGAGAAAAGACGCAATATGGAGAAATTAAAGTAGGTCAAAACTCTAGAGGTAGAGATGTTAAAGTAACAGATGTTTCAAACCATATGAATAGCATTTTACGTGATTATGAAAGATATGTAAGCGACATTGTAAATGCAGAAAAAGAAAAAGAATCAGGTTATTCTTCAAGCTATTACGAAGGATCATCTAAAAAGTATGCTAAAAGTGTAAAAGATAGCATTAATAAAATCAAGAAATTCGATTACGCTTGGTAATTTAAAAATTAAACTAATACAATGAAAAATTTACAAACATTTGAGAATTTTACAGAATCTATTAATGAATCAATGAGTTCTTATTATTTTAATAGTCCTTCTGAGTTTTATGAATATTCTGATATGGCCCCTGAAAAAGGAGAAACTAAATATTTAGTAATGGCTACAAATAAGGCAGACTTAAATGGACAGGAAGTTAGATTAGAGGGCGGTGCAAGATTTGGATCTTCAACTAATAAAAAGATATTAGGTATTTTTGAAGAAGATCAACTTGAAGATGCGAAAGAAGTTCTTAACGCATATTCTAAAAAACCCGAAGGAACATTTATTTCTACTACATTAGGTAAATTAGTTGGAATTTCTAAATTTAAATCTCAATACACTGAAATAGAAGGACACTTAGCAAAAATTAAAGTAAAATAAATATGAGTTTATTGGAATCAAATGAAAATATAACCTTAGATAGTATTGGAGGTATGGGTGAAGTTACATTGCCAACAGAAACTGAAGATGGTTCTGGTGATGTTCCGGCTGGAAGCGGAGACGCTAAAAAAAGATATAAAAAGAAAATGAAGAGTATTAAAACATTTGAGCAATTTGTAAATGAATCATATGATGGTCAAATGTCTGATTTCAAATATGAATATCCAATGAGATTCGAAGAGGAAACTGGAAATAGTCCAAAGGCTATTAAAAAGATGTCTAAGAAAGGAAAGGGATATGAAGTTAGAACTTCAAGTTATATGAGTAGGCAAGAACTTGAAAGAGTTGGATTATCTATGGGCTTAACCTTAAAAGATTACAAAAAATCAAATATTGTAATTGCAATATATGAATAAAATAATTTGAGTATCATCGAATTAAAAACCCTTGTATTTAAATATAAGGGTTTTTCTTTTTAAATAAAATTAATTGTTATTTGCAATAGCTAATTCTAACCTAGATACTTTAGCTCTTAATTTTCTAATCTCTAATTGATAATTATGTAATAATGAAACATTTAATCTATTTTTAATATAATTATTAATTAATTTTATTTAACATAAAAATGCAAAATTTCATATTTAAACCTAAAAATTATAACTCTTGGTCAAAAAGTGCCTTGAATAAAATTTTAAAAACTATGGATTCATGTGAAAACGAAGTGCATTTAGAATCGGTTAAGATAATGATAGATAATTTTATAATTATCTCAGCTATTAATGAAGATATTAATGAAAATAACATTGATGAATTATCTAAGCAATTATGGCTATCATATAAATTAAAACAAAATCAAATTATTTCTAATACAATTTAAAAATGCATTCGACTAAAGGCACAATCGGATTTACAGCTGGTAATTTTGATTTATTACACCCTGGATATATTTATACTTTTGAAAAAGCAAAAGAACACTGTGATTATTTTATGGTCTTTTTACAAAGAGATCCATCAGAAACCAGGTTTACAAAATACAAACCAGTAATTCCATTATACGAAAGATACAAGACCTTAATGGCTATTAAATATATTGATGAGGTAGTTACCTATCAAACTGAAGAAGATCTAATTAAATTAATGGAATTCTATAAACCAGATGTAAGAATCTTAGGTGATGATTATATTGGAAAAAGATTTACTGGAGATCATTTACCGATTGAGGTTATTTATACTACTCGAAGCCATGAATGGTCAACTACTAAAATCAAAGACTTGATTACAAAGCAGACAATTTTACAAAACCCAGATATAGTAAACAAATAATGAAAAAGGGAGTAATAGCAGGTAATTTTGATGTCATGCATCCTGGATATATTAAAATGTTTAAAGATGCTGCATCAAACTGCGACTGCTTGATAGTTTTACTACATACGGATCCTTCTATTGAAAGACCTAATAAATTAAAACCAATATTATCAGTAGAGGAAAGAAAAGAAATGCTACTAGAATTAAGATCTGTATGTGGTGTTCATATTTATACTTATGAAGCTCAATTATTAGATCTATTACAAATGGGAGAATTTGATATTAGATTTTTGGGAGATGATTATAAAGGAAAACCATTCACTGGTGATAATCTAAATATACCAATCTATTATTTAAACAGAGACCATGGTTGGAGTACAACAAAATTTAAAAACTTAATTGCAAAAACAATATGAGAATAATAGTTACAGGAGGATATGGATTTATAGGATCTTCATTTGTTAATTTACTAGGTAGAAAATTACCCGATGCTGAAATTGTAGTTTTAGACAGTATGACATATGCAGCTGATCCAATGAATGTAAAGGTAAATCATAAACAAATGGTAAAAGATATTTGTGAGGTGTCACCGGAAGATTTAGGAGATTACGATTATATAGTTCATTTTGCAGCAGAATCACATGTAGATAATTCAATTAAAGATGGAAAGCCTTTTATTAAAACTAATGTTGAAGGAACTTTCAATCTATTAGAATGTGCTAGGCAAAATCCAAACCTTAAGAAATTTATTCATATCTCAACGGATGAAGTTTATGGAGATATGGAAGATGTTAGTATTTTATCAGAAGCTACGGAAAGTTATCCTTTAGTAGGCTCATCTTATTATTCAGCTTCTAAGGCCTCTTCAGATTTATTAGTACTTTCAGCTCATAGAACTTTTGGATTGCCTTATATTATTACTAGAACTTGTAATAACTATGGAGATCACCAGAATGAAGAGAAGTTTATTCCAAAGATTATGAAATCTATCGCTAATGATTTGACCATTCCAGTATATGGTGATGGTAAACAGGTAAGAGAATGGATTGATGTAGAGGATAATGTTCAAATTATATATGAACTAATGATTTCAGATCAAATTAATGATATATTTAATATAGGATCCGGTGAGCGTTATCAGAATATTGAAATTATTAATATGATTTCTGAAATGTTAGGTAAAACTCCAGACTTTAAATATGTTGAGGATAGATTAGGACATGATAAACGATATGCACTAGATTCAACTAAGGTTAGAGAAATATTCCCTGAATGGATAAACCTATCATTTAAAGAATTCTTAAAAGAGCAAGTTTCCGTATTTATTAAATAGAATTCATAAACAATTTATGTTATCTCTATATAAATATAAAATATACACATATGGACATTGACAACATTCTAAAACACGCAGATCAAATTATTAATAATAGATCAGAAGAAAAAGAAAGACAATATGGTCCCTTTGAAGAAGGGATGCGAAGAGCAGCACTAATATGCTCTGGAATGACCGGCAAACAATTAACAGGAGCTGATATGTATGCTGCTCTTGTAGCACTTAAGCTAAGTAGACATTCATATAATTATAAACAAGATAATCTATTAGATGCAGCTGCATATATCGGAGGTCTTGATAATTATATTAAGAAATACGGGTATAAAGATACTGAATCTCCTATGGGTGTTAACGATGCAAATGCCGGATATGACGAATAATGATTTTATATATTTCACAGATTTAGAAAAGGATAAAGATATTAAAATTGCAATAGCTATTTTAGTAGGTAAATTCTCAGATAGGCTAAGTTCACATAAAAGTGCTTGGCCTTTTATGCTTGCTAACCAATTAATAAATACAGGTTATAAAAATGTAAGTGTAATTACAACAACAACTGAAGATTGGACAGATTATGATTGTGTAATCTTAGATCATGGTATGGAATTTAAGGGTACTTTTAATATTTTTGGAGGCGCTAATGATGATCTTTATCAACAATTAAATAGATTATTTTGTGGTGTTAGAATGTATAGTATGCACCATGATATGCCAGATATTGGTGAATTAATTACTAAAAGACTTAAAACAGGTACAAATTTATTTAAAACACTAGAATCTAGAATTGACGAGGCTAGAGAAATTTGTAGTAATATTAAAAGAGTTGACCATATTACTAAAACTGATAAATTGTGTTTTGGTGATAGTCACTCTTTTAGTATGTATACTCCTGGTTTTATGGCGAATAGAAACGATGGTTTGACACTCTTTGGTGCTACAAAGAGAGGATTTGGTGAATATGTATATCCATGGATTAAAGAACTTACAGTTTACTTAGGTAATATAGATATACGACACCATATAATGCGACAAGGCGATCCTGATGCTACTATTAATACATTAGTTGATAATTATGAATCTGAACTATTAAAGTTACAGAATCGTGGTGTAAATAAGATTGAAGTTATTCAAGCATTACCTATAGAAAATGAATCACGTAAGCTACCAAAAACTGGATATTATAAAGGAACTCCATTCATCGGGTCTTGGGCTGAAAGAACTGAATTAGTTAGTAAGTTTAATATACTAATTGAAAAAATGTGTTCAAGAAATGACTGGAATGTTTATAAACACCCGGATATTTATACTAATAGCTTAGGTGAATTATCATTTGATGTTATGGAAAAACCAAAATCAGTTCATTTAGCGCGTGAATTCTATAGATGGGATCTTGAAAAAAATGAACCTAATAGTAATCTTATTGCTAATAAAAAGCAAATAAATGCACTTTTTTAATATGGAAATACAAACTACAAAATACTACGATGAGTTTTTATATTATTTTAAGCTTGCATCTGATCAGCAGGTTAAATCTAATTTAGGTATTATTCCACATGCTGAAAGTAATATGAATGACCCTTTATTAGAACAAATAGAGTTATATGATGTAGTTGAGCGTAAATTTGCAGGATTTAGTCAAATAGTTAATGATGCATTCTATGGGTGGAATGAAGATCATCCATATTGGGAACATATGAAGTCTGGTAAAATTACATGGCAAAGA